CAGTATGATGTCCGATTGACACCTCACCGTCTGTGCTTGCGATAGCTGTTGTTGTATATACAATACTACTCATTTTTTTCTCCTTCAAATACCTTGACGGTATCTGTATTGTCGCCAGAGTCTTGACTCTGACCTCTTTCTTTTTGATCTCCAGCAGCTTGAACACCACTCGGTGTTGCTCCACTGTCAGATCTAGACTTTGGTGGTTCAGAGGATGCATTGTTGGAATTTCCAATAGGAGCTCCACCATTCTCCTGCTTAATCTTTGTTGGGAATGGTAACATATCATCTCCCTGAGATCTTTCGGGAAGACCAATTTTACTTCTGACCTCATTTGGACTAACAACCTCTGTACGGAGATATCTGTCATAAATTCTTGATTCCATATCTTCGTCAAGAAGATCTATTTTCTTCAACTTGAACTGAAGAAGGTCTGTGAACTCTGCAAGAAGACGATTGATTTTCTTTTCAATAATTGCCTGATCCGGTCCAATTACTTGAATCTTGAAAGTCTTATCAGCATCTCTTGATACAGCAAGGTTTGCGTTATCATAAACACCAACCTTTGGGGCAGGAACTCTGTTTGCAATAAGAATTTCATCACGATTGGATTTGCGATATTTATCAAAAGAAGCATCTTGAATTCCGGCTTCTAGTTTTTCAAACTTAATGTCAGCATCTCCACCAATTCCAGCAGGTAAAGGGACAATAAGGGTTCCGTGGTTGCGACCTTTAACTTCGGTTCTAAAGTAGTTGACCAGTTCCATTTTAGAACGATTGCTAAGCTTTGCACCTTTAAGAATAATTGCATAACGAGGTATTGCTTTGTTTTCAAAATAATCTATGTTATATTCTTTTGCAAACTTATCTCCAACAATAGCTGCAGCAGCAGAAACGGCTGCGGGGATACCGTAGTAAGTATTGTTTGGTGAATACATTTTGAAATGGATAATCTCATTTGGACTTGGATCAGCGTTAATTGGATCTGCCATCTCTAGGTCTTGAAAATTTCTAAAGAACACGGCTTGAATTTTATTTGCCCTTGAAAGTTGAACAAAACCATCACGGTGTCTTCTTACACGAACCATCGTTGCAGGGATGTGTCCGATATATCCAACTTTTCCAGCATTATTGCGACCAATTTCCAAGTAACCGTTACCAACAGTCAAGCAATCTTGCCAAACACGAACCAAAGTCTCAATCAGTGTCTCTTCAACATTTAAATCTTCAAACATGACTTCAAGTTCTTCTCTCAGGTCTTGAAGATTTTTGCGAGTCCTTTCCAGTTTTGCTGGGTCATCTTGTGCTTTTTCTATTCTTCTTCTTGACTTCAATGTTTCATCAAATTCAAAACCAAGACCGACTGTATTCATAACTCTTGCATTAATTGCAGCGCAATGAATTGCACTTTGGTCATAAAGTTTTGCAAGACCATCAAGATCGTATGGGGGGTTTACGATATCCCAAAGGGAGTAGCCATTAATTACTTCTGGATCTAGGTACTTAGACTTAGTTCCATCCTCGCCCTCTTGCCTTTTCTGCAGTTTATAAGCTTTTCTTTTCATCTTTGGAGAAAGAGAACTTACTTTCACAATAGAAAAAGGATCTACTGGCTCCTCTGTTGCTGAAAATCCAGTGTATGAAATATCATCAATTTCATCAACAATCTCTGTGTCGGCTAATACCATTCTGTTATCCATTATTTTCTCCCAAAGTGTTGGTCATACATATCTTCAAATGGATCAGCAACTAGACCGTCAGCGAGCCTTTCTGCTTGGTCATCTCTCTCATCAGAAGAAACTTTTCTTGCACCAGGAACCCAACGGATTACTCCATCTTCAGAACCTGTCCAATATTTAGCAGCCTCAGCAACACGAAGTTCAAGGGCTTCATCGCCAACAAGACCTTCTGCACAAAGAACATTTTCTCCATCAGATAAGGGGAAGCCATCTGGCATAATCCAAAGACAAATGCCATATGCTCTCTCTGGAACCCAGATGTTTTTACTTTTAATCATATCTGAAGACATTTGAGACAATTCTACACTACTTTCTTTAATTTATCCACATTAACGGTACAAGTTTGTACGATTATTTAGAAATGTTGTCTTTAATAAGTTTGATTTCGCAAGAATCTGTACTGCAGTAGTTTTCGCCGATAGCATCTGCTGCCATTCCTGCATAAACACCAGAGAAGTCAATCGGGAACAATTTGTTCTCCCCATCCTCTCGGTACTCCTCTTCGGTAATTTGGGTGTAAGGCATTTGTGGATATGTAAAGTTTCCTGATGGCAAGAATGAAACAGTTTTCAACTGACCGTCATACATGTGGAGAACTGTTCCGACATACTTCTGCTCAGTTTCTGAGTCAAAAGAGATTGTTACAGATACTGAGTTATCTGACCAGTACCTTTGAGCAACAGAAGCAAGAGCCATTTTTTCAAAAATAGTTACATCCCTCTCAGCCCTCTTCGCATCAGACTTGATTGGGAAAAAGACAACAGATGTGGTGTCTGGAGACTCAGAAGCGGGTTCAACCCTGTAATTAGCCATTCTAAAGAGAGGGAGCATCGGATCGTCATTGGCAAAGCGAATAGCTCTGTTGAAATACTTACCGCCCGGTGTCCAATGAACTCCCGGTGATTCTCCAGCAAGAATAGAAACAGTGCCGGAAGGCTTAACTGTTGTCATCTTGATTGATTCACGAATACCAAACCATTCAGAGTAAATATTGTCATATCTTTTAATAACTTCATATCCCTCATCCATCCATTCACGAAGTTTGGGGATTCCATGATTGTCAGCAAAATTAGCAATACCAGACATGGATGCTCCAATACGGCGATTTCTCTGCATGATTGCATTTGTCTTTTCCCAATGGGTTGGGAGAAGAGTTACAGTCTTTGCGTAGAGGTATGCAAACTTTAAAGTACGCTTATAGTCCTCAAGTGACTCATGGCGATTTAAATAAGTCTCAACGAGCGTACAGCACTCATAGGATTCAAGTGACTGCTCTGCACAGGGGTTGTATCCTGATACACGCCAGTCTTTATTGTTTGGTGGATCAATTAAGCGACCATACTTTCTAGACATGTCCATCCAGATAACCCCAGGCTCGCCATTGAGAGCAATGCCATCAACAATGTTTGAGATATCTGCGCCAACTGTGGTTTCAATAGAGTTATTACTCATCCAGCCCCAGCCGGGATTTTCAGGATCATAAGAGTTTCTTTCAGGAAAAGTTTCCGAATTCTTAAGGTTCAAAAACTCTTCAGTATTCTTACCAATAAACAATTCCGCTGATCTACGCACATTACCCGATACAACGCATACACCAATTAGATTGCCAATATCTGCAATATCAACGGATGTCAATTTCTGACCTGCACGACCTGTAAATTTTTTCTTAATGGCTTTATGAAGTTTTTCAAGGGGTTCAGGGCCAGATGCTGTTCCACCAAATGTTGCAATAACCGAACCGTAAGGTCTAACCAGTGAGTAGTCAAACTCAATATAGCTTTGATCTGGTTTTAGATATGAATTAATAAGCTCCGATGTAGCTATTGCCCATCCTTCACGGTCATCTGTTATTACATGTATAATTGTCCCTTTATTGGGTTCATAAATTGTAAAATCTTTATCAGCACCTTTGTCGTCAAAGCCAACACCAATTCCAAGCATTGAGGCTTCCATAAGGAAAGCAAAAGGCTCAGATGGATTGTCTCTTGTCATTTCAGATGTTGATACAAAAGCGCAATTTTGCAAAGCAGCCGAATTCTTGTGCTGATTGACAAGGGGTGTCCCCATGATCCAAAGTCCACGACCCGGTGGTGTCCATTTTAGATTAAATAAACGATCAAAGGCTTCTTTAGCACTCGCTTGCCCCCTTACACCGCTCCAAGGAAGTCGGTTTTTGCGACAATGATCTTTTTGAAGAGAGTACATGCCATTAATGACACGCTCGCACACATCTGCCCAAGTCTCTTTAGTTCCATCTTGTTTTTTTCTAGAATAAGTTCTTAGGAAAGTAATCTCCCCAACAGAATTGCCAGCGGCATCTCTATTGCCAAATGGGGCTTGTTTGTTTTTGTAAGATGACACGAAGTCATCGCTTAGTTTAAAAGAAAAAATTCCTTCAACGGGGGTAGTGGAAACCATAAAACTCCTTAATAGTGCAGATAACAATTTTACCAAACTGGGCACTAAGTGTAAGACTTATTACCTAGGTGTAATGTTTTTTTCGAATTGCTCGAATCTGTTTAGCATCATATCAGCAACAGCAGCCCATGAATGGCTATGGTGAATAATTTTTGCGGAATTCAGTGCAAGCATTTTAAAGAGATCATATTCATTAACAACATTTGTCATATGAAGCAATAATTCCTCAAAATCCGGAATAGCCCAATCCCCAGTGTCAGTGGCGTAGGAGTGGCTATTGAAGGTTGCTTCACCATACTCTGCGCTAAGGGGGATTCCGTAATGCGCAAAGTCTGCACAGCCAGTTAGGTTTGTGACAATCGTAGGCATTCCAGTAGCCATTGCTTCAAAAGGAATCATTCCAAAACCCTCACCGCTTGTTGGGTATACCATGCAATGACATTTCTGATAAAGAGAAATAATCTCATCGTTAGAGAATATATCTGGAATACCAATAATTTGAGGGTGTTGATCTGCTTGTACAAGTTTACCGTCAACATACGCTTCTGCAAAACAGAATTTATTGTATTTAAGTATTAATCTAAAATCGTCATTGCCATCATAAAGTTCTAGAAAAGCATCAACAACAAGTTGTGCGTTCTTTCTTTTAGCATCTCCACCAATGTGTAGGAAATTAAATCTTCCAGTAAGTTCTCTTTCAAGAATTTTAAATTCTGAAGATA